CCATTTGATTTTTGGAAAGGTGCAAACTTTAAACTAAAAATTAGAAAAGTTGATGGTTATTGGAACTACGACAAATCTGAATTTGAAGGTGTTACGCCAGTAGCAAGTGAAGATACTGCTATAAAAGAGATATGGGCGAAACAATATCCTTTAAAACCTTTTGTAGACCCTAGTAATTTTAAAACCTATGACGAACTCAAAGAGAAACTGAATAGGGTAATTATGGGTACACAAAGCACCGAAACTGTTGAAACAGTTGACCTCCCACAACAGACCAATGGTCAGGTGAAAAGTACTAACGTTGTGAACTCTAAACCTGCTAGTGAGGAAGACGACACATTGTCTTATTTTAGCAAATTGGCAGACGAAGAGTAAACCTTTCTCTCTCAAATAAACGTTAAAACTTCAAGGGCACCTAGTAATAGGTGCCCTTTTTCATTATAAATAGTAGTATGGCAAATATATTTGAACCACTAAAAGACAGGCAAGCAGGTGTACTAAAGTCAGCATCCTGGTATAGGAATGCAGTACAAAGTATAGCAAATAAAGCAACTGCTACTGGTCTTATGCGACAAGGTAAACTGAATAGTAGACCTAGTGCTGGACGTTTGAATATGTATTTTTACGACCCTAAAACTAAAAAGAAATTACCATACTATGATACATTTCCATTAGTTTTACCAGTAGATACATTTAGAGGCGGTTTTGTTGGATTAAATTTTCATTATTTACCATACATAATGAGATTTAGATTATTACAAGAAATACAAAGATATGCTAGTAATACGCAGTTTGATAGTACAACAAAAATAATGGCAACGTATTCTACACTTAAAAATATACCTTTGATTAAACCAACAATTAAGAAATATTTGTGGCGACACATAAGGTCAAACTTTTTAAGAGTAGACGCAGATGAAATGGCGATGGCAGTATATCTACCAGTACAACAATTTAAAAAGGCAACAGCTAGTCAAGTTTTTGCTGATAGTAGGAGAGCAATCTGATAAGAAATGGCAAAGAGAACATTATGGAGAGTTATGATAGTAAAGTTAAGAATGTGGTACGCTGACGTTAGGGGTCATCACGGACATAAATGGAACTACGAACCATCCGAGCATTATATGGGTAGAAACAAAAACAGGAAATAGATATGGCAATATTTAGAGCAGGTAAACGTATCGGTAATATGGACATAAGAGTTGGTCTACCGAGAGATAGAACATTAGATAATGTTGAAGGCGATAAAAGATTAAAAAGACAACCTGGAACCAATCCACAAACATCTATTGGTAGATTTGTGTCTGAAATTAATAGAGGCGAAGGTATTGCTAGAGCAAATAGATTTTTAATTAGATTATATCCACCTAAACAAGTTTATTCTACTGACTTTGATAGAGTAGATACATTACAATCAAACGATATGATAAAAAATGTTGAGTTGATGTGTACGTCTGTTGCATTACCTCATAGGGATGTATTAACAGAAAATTTTGTAACTTATGGTCCAGGTAGAAAAATGCCATATGCATATGGTTATGGATCAAAAATTGAATGTATGTTTATGGGAGATAAGTTTTTAAGACAAAGAGCATTTTTTGAAACTTGGCAAGGTAAAATGCATAGTCTTGATACACACAATTTACAATACTATGATAATTACATAGGGTCTATGGAAATTTATCAGTTAGGACAATATAGAGAAACAGACCAAGATACAGGCTATAGTGATAACTATAGATTGACTTATGGTGTAAGATTGCACGAAGTATATCCAGAAACAATTGGAGAGATACAGTATCAATCACTAACAGATGATCCAATACCTATGGACATACCTATAAGTTTTGCATTTAGAACTTGGGAGAATATAACATTAGACGCATTAAATAATGTTAAATTTGGACAAGGAGTACCAGATATGCCTAACATTAAACCTGCTAAGAACTATGGTATATTTGGAGGCATATTAGGTAAAATGCCACCAGAGATTAAAAGAGCAAGTAAACAAGTTATTGAGAAAATTAGAAGAGATATTCCAATTGGTAAGAGTACAGGAGGCAGGGTATATCCACCATTTGTGATAAATAAGTAATATAATATAAAGGAGTAAATTATGGCATTGCCTATATTAGAAACAGCGACATATGAATTGACATTACCATCTAAAGATGTTAAAGTGAAATTCAGACCTTTCCTTGTAAAAGAGGAAAAGATATTGCTACAAGCATTAGAGTCAGATAACAATAAAGAAATGGTTACGGCTTTAAAACAAATAGTACACGCTTGTACTTTTGGTTCTGTAGATATCAATACACTACCTATATTTGATGTAGAGTATATATTTTTACAGATAAGGTCAAAATCAGTTGGTGAAATAACAAAACTTAAATTGTTATGTCCTGATGATAAGAAAACTTATGCAGAAGTAGAAATTGATTTATCTAAAGTGGAAGTCCACGTAGATGAAGACCATACTAATAATATTGTGGTTGATGAGGATAAAAAGATAGGGTTGATTATGAGTTATCCTACCATTAATTCCGTTGATCCTGAAAATGTTGGTAAAAAGAATATGAAAACCAAGCAGATGTTTGAATTGCTAGCCAATTCAGTATATCAAGTGTATGAAGGCGACAAAATACACGCTGTTGGTGATTATACTAAAGCAGAATTGCATAAATTTTTAGAGAGTTTAGACAGTAAAGCATACAAGAAAATCAATGATTTCTTTGATAGTATGCCTAAACTTAAGCAAGACGTAGAATTAGAGAATCCTAAAACGAAAGTTAAGACAACGCTTACGTTATCTGGATTACAGGATTTTTTCGTATTGCCCTCTCTCACGAATCGTTAGAGAATTATTATCAGGTGAATTTTGCATTAATGCAACATCATAAATATTCATTGACTGAATTGGAGAATATGGTGCCTTGGGAGAGGGAAATATATGTGAATTTGTTATCCAATCATATCAAAGAAGAAAATGATAGGATTAGGTTAAAGAATGCAGGACAAAAATAAAGGAAGTTATGGCAGACGATTTAATAAAAGTAAAAAAGACTACTGAAGAGTATGAAGTAGCAAAGAGTGATTTGATACCTGAAGAAGGTGATGACGCTCCTACAATAACAAATAAAATTGCAGGTCTATTAGACAAATTTAGGGTTATACCTAGACTGGTGATGTTGGCGTATATCTATGCCTTCTATAAATCAGTAACTTGGTTTATGCAATTACCAGACCCAACCAATTCACAAGCAATGTACATATCAACGATAGTTGGTGCTGGTGCAGCCTTCTTTGGATTATATGTTGGCAAACCAGGTGCAAAGATACCTAAAATTAAAAAATAAGGAGAGTTATGGCAAAAGATAGAATAGATATATCAAGTGAATCCGCTGTAAGTATGCCTATGAAGAATCTTTTGGCTATAATCTCAGCCGTCGCTGTTGGCGTATGGGCTTATTTTGGAGTGATTGAGCGATTGAACAAACTGGAGACCAATACAACATTATTAGAAAAAGATTTAACACAAGCAGAAGCAGCCTTAACTGCTGATATAGATAAGAACAACGAATTTAGAATCAAATGGCCGAGAGGTGATTTAGGATCACCACCTGCTGATTCTGAGCAATTTATGTTAATAGAATTTTTGAGTGGTCAAGTAGAGTCCATACAAAAAGATTTACAGAATATGATGAACAATGCAGTTAATATTGAGAGATTGCAGAAAGATATGGAAAAGGTTTTAGCTGACGTAGAAAAATTAAAAGATAAAATAAGAAGTGTCAAAAACGGACACTCGGGAGAGTAAATATGGACGCAACAACATTAATTACCATTATAACTATGTTTATTGTAACCGATACCTCAAGCGAATTCGTTAAGTACGATGGATTAATGGATTGCTTGAAAGAGAAGAGAGCAATAGAAAAGTTAAAAGATGGTCGTAGAGTTATTTGTGGTCCTTCTTTAGCAGAAGTTGACGCAGATGGCAATATAATTAGTATCAAAAACAAAATGCCTGACCAATCAGGTAGTTTGAAACTAGGTGGTACTGCTAAATCATTATCTGAAAAGAAAAAAGAAAAGAAAACTAAAGTATTAACGAAATAGGATAAATTATGAAACTTAATTTTAAAAAGAATATTCAAAATATCATTGGTGTTTTGATGTTAGCCGCTGTGTTATTAGCAGTTGCTTTTACTAGTAATAGTAATAAAGGTTCAAAAGTTGTAGTAGAAAAAGAAATAGGTTTACTTCAACAAGTGAAAGAGAGAGGATATATTATATGTGGAGTTAATGCTAACTTACCAGGATTTTCTGCTCAAGACGAGAGTGGAACTTGGAGTGGTTTAGATGTTGATTTCTGTAAGGCAGTATCCGCTGCTATATTTGGTGACTCAAGTAAAGTAGAATTTGTAGGATTAAATGCTGCTCAAAGATTTCCAACATTAGCGTCAGGTAATATTGATGTACTTGCAAGAAACACAACGTGGACAATCAGTCGTGATGTTAACTTGATGTTTGAATTTGCAGGAGTTAACTATTATGATGGACAAGGGTTTTTAATACCAACAGAATTAGGAATTAAAAGTGCTAAAGGTTTAGATGGTGCGTTTGTATGTATTACAAAAGAAACTACAAGTGAATTAAATCTAAATGATTATTTTGCAGAAAACAATATGGCATATAGACCAATATATGTTGAAGGTAATAAAGAAGCAAAAGCAAAACTATTTGGTGGTGAGTGTGATGTATTCACAACAGACGCCTCTGGTTTAGCAAGTGCTAGGTCTGGTGCAGAAGATCCAAGTAAATGGATGGTATTACCAGAAATTATATCTAAAGAACCTTTAGGTCCACTTGTAAGACAAGGCGACCAAGAGTGGGAAGATGTAATTAGATGGACACATTTTATTATGGTTAATGCTGAAGAAGCAGGTATCACTAGTAAAAATGTTGATGAAATGTTAACTGCTAAATCAAAAGAAGTTAAAAGAATATTAGGTGTTGAAGGTTATATCGGTCCTATGTTAGGGTTAGGTATGAAATTTGGTTATAACATTATCAAACAAGTAGGAAACTATGGTGAATCATTTGAGAGAAATGTAGGACCTAATACTCCACTTGCATTAGAACGAGGATTAAATAATCTTTGGAAGAACGGTGGCGTAATGTACGTACCACCTATTAGATAGGGAGAAATATGTTTAAAACATTAATAGACAAAATAGGTTTTAAGAACGGCGATACTAAATGGTTATTAAAGATTTTAGGTGCTATATTTGCTATTGCAATAATATTTGGAGTTTTCTTACATAATCAAGCAAAAGCAGATTGTACAGGTTGCGGAGATGATGGACACCAACAATGTCCACTAGAAGCAGGTGAACACGCACACGATCCAGAAGTAGTATTTGCAGTATGTGTATTTTCAGATGGTCAATTAATAGACCATAAAGGTGCAGATAATATGTCCGATTGCTTAAAAACAAAAAGAGAAGTTGAGAAAAAGTGGAGAAATAGAGCAGAAGGTACAGATAGCGTAGAGATTAATGGTATCACGTATCAAATACACGGTGACTCATTAGCATTTATGTGTGATTTAGTTGACGCTCAAGTACATCATTACGAAGACGGCAGTTGGGAAATAGTAGAGATACTAGGCAAACATAAAAAAGAAGAGTAATCAATGGCAGAATCTATGGTAGTTGCCGACAACGTAGAGTTGGTCGCTAATAATATACAGAATAAAGTTGGTGCAACATTGCTTGGTACTAGAGCAATGGCAGAAGACACTACTAAAGAAGTTAGTGAAACATCTATAGGTGTATTAGACCAGATTAAAACTTTTCAAGAGGCAACTGTTCAAAAAGTACACGCTGTTTGGGAAATATTAAAATCACAATTAGATTTACAAAAAGACGCTGAACGTAGAGCAAGGGAAAATGAAAAAGAACTTGCCCTTGAAAGAGGTGGTGCAGGTGGTGGCGCAGGCACACTTACTGGTCTTAAAGGTGCAGTTGATGACGCAGGAGAAGGTTTTGGTTCAAGATTAAAAGACCAATTACTAGGTGCAGGTACAGCTTTATTTACTATGGCAGGATTAAAATCCTTTGCAGGTAAGATATTCAAAGCAGGTTTGTTTTTAATGTTGGCTGATTTGGCAGGTGACGCTTTAATTGACCATTTTGATGTAGAAGACCCTGCTGTTAAAGAACAAATTAAATTAGGATTACCAACTGCTGCTGTTTTATTTGGATTATTAAAATTTAGAACTGCTATTATGGCAATAATACCTGCTATGGTTGCTATGGCATTATGGTCTCTTACAGATTTTATAACAGGTGATAAAGTTGCCGCTGAATATAATGGTTTTGATTGGGGTAAAGTTGCATTAACAGGTCCAGCATTATTGTTAACTGCTAAAATGTTTGGATTACTTGGTACTGCTGCTGGTGGTGCATTAACTATTGGTGGTTTAATAGTGGGTTGGCCTGTTGTTATTGCCGCTTCATTAGCAATTGCATTAGCGGCTGGTATGGGATATTTAACTAGTAAAGTTGGTCAAACTCAACAATTAATGTTAGACCATTTAGAAGATATACATAAACTCACGCAAGATGAATTTAATAGAAGATTAGTAGAAGAAAAATCTAAATTTTTACAAAGATTAAGTCCTGCATTATATAAATGGTTTGGTGGAGATACTACTATGCTACAAGAAGTTGAAGGTGCTACAGAAGCAATGGCAGACAAAGCTGAATCTAAAGAAGGAAAAGTTTCTAAAAAAGAAGTAGACGATACTTTGGCAACAGGTGATAAATTACTTATGTCAATGGCCTCAGCAGAATTTAAAGAAGAGGCAATGTATGATGAACACAAATTAGATTATATAAGAGAAATTGCTACAAATTTATTGAGAACAGCTGCGTCAGGTAAAGTATCGCAAGAAGACGCAGACGCAATGACACTTCAAGCTAAATCAATGTTTGACCAAGTTGAGGTATTAGCGGCAGAAATATATCAAGAAAAAGGAAAAGACGCCCCTAAACATATAAGAAAAATAGCTCTTAAAGAAGACTATAAAGGTATGAGTATTGATCCTTTGGAAAGAGACCGAGAGCATAAACTTAAAATGGCTGATTTAGAAAATATTAAATCAGCTCACGAAGCAGAAATAGCGAGATTGGATGCATTAAAAGAAGATTCTCCTGACGAATATGGAAAAGAAGAAAAAGCAAAACATAAAGTAGCTGTAAAAGCATTATCAGGAATTGAATCAGAAATACGACAATTACGACATAACAGAATCTTTTCAGATGAAGATAAATTGACAATAGACAAATTATATCAAATAATTTCACCAGAGTTAGGGTCACAATTGTTGGAAGAAGGATTAAAAGATAAAAAAGTTAATTTAAAAGATATCAATAAGTTAATTCAAGAAAAAAGTGAATCAAAATTTAAAGACCAAATGCATTGGTCACAAAAGGTAAGCAATGTAAAAGCTGATACTATTGCAGTTGGCATTCATAACAAAGGTGTAAAAATTGACAATACAGATTTTAGGATTAATTAAATGATAACAATATTAGAAAACGCAAAAAATAGATTAGCAGAATTAAAAGAAAAACATAGTAAGAACTATGTTAGACTATCTGTAAAGGGTGGTGGTTGTGCTGGTTTTGGTTATGACTGGTCATTTGAAGACACAGCAAAAGATGATGATTTAGTTGTTGATGATACGTTGTTAGTAGATAAAAGTTTTGAATTGTATTTACTAGGTATGCAATTGGATTATAAGAACGATATATTTGGTGCAAACTTTGTATTCAACAACCCAAAAGCTAAATCTAGTTGTGGGTGTGGCACATCATTTTCTATTTAAATCCTAATTCTTTTTCAGTAATCAATTTAAATTCCATACTATTATTTACACAATAAGCTTTTGCCGCTGACCATTTTGCTTTATTTTTGATATAGTTAAATGACTCACGCATATAAGATTTAGTTTTTAATTTAGGTTTTTTAGGTTTGACACATTGTCTTGATGGTTTAATTTCAATCATATACTTTTTATTTTTAGTTGTCTTGATAACAAAGTCTGGAAAGTATCTATGGAATTTCTTATCTAATGGATTATAGTATCTGATAGGCAATTCTTCACTTGCCCAAACTAATATGTCAGGATTTAGGTCGCAATAACGCATAAACCTACGCTCTAATAGTGACCTATACACTATCATATTTGGGTTGCCTACATATTTTCTAGGGTATGTTGGTCTGTATATTCCTTTGTAACTCTTCTTCATAAACTACCTATAAATCATATAAATATAATAGTATTTATAACAAGGATCAAAATGGGACACGTATCAGGACATAAAAGAAGTATAAGACTAGGCACTTACTTAAAAAATGCAGTAAGCAATGCTAAAAGATTTGTGGTTAATAAGTATGTAGGAAACATAAGTCCCTCAGCTCTTATTAGTAATTTTGGTTCAACAGCTATAAATTCAGTAAATACCGATCCAGTCAATAAATTATTAAAGAAATCACCATTTGAGATTAATCAAGATAGAAGAAGTTTAAAGCATAGAGACCCTTTAGGTTTTAAACATTTACAATATCCAACAGATTTAACTGGTAATGAACACGGTAATTGGATACTATTTTTCCCAATTACATCAAACGTTGGTGATAATCCAGCAGACCATCCAGATTTTAAATTAGCAGAAAGTATGGGAATGCCAAAACCAACTAAATTTGTTGAAGAAGGAGATTTAGAAGAATCTAATATAAATGAAGTTGCTAGTGATGAGATAAGAGAACAATATAAAAAAAGAGGCATTGAATTACCTAGAATGGTTAAAACAAATACTACATTAGCGGGTACTGAATATAATAGTAAAGATATTGTATCAGGTGCAATTGCATTATATATGCCACCAAATATTAAAGTAAGTTATGGTGCAGAATGGGGACCAGAAGATATGGGAATTTCAGGAGATATAGCAAATGCTTTTAATGCTATTCAAACAAGTGATAAAGAAGGTATGGAACTAGTGACTGAAACATTAAGACACGGTACAGGTATAACATTACAAAAAATGAAAGAAGGTCTATCAAATGTAACATCAGGTGCAGGTATGGGTGATTGGGCAAAACTATTAGGTAAAGGTGTAGGATTAGCAATTAACAATCACGCTGAAATGTTTTATGAAGGTCCACAATTTAGAAGTTTTGATTATTCATTTAGATTTTGGCCTAGAAATCCAGATGAAGTAAAAACAATACAAGATATAATTTTAATGTTTAAATGGCATATGCATCCTGAAAGAAATACTAAAGCTTGGCACGCAGGTCGTATGTTTGAATATCCTTCAGAATTTGAAATACATTATTTGCATAGAAGTGGTGTTAATGAAAGTTTAAATAAAATATCAAGATGTGCTTTAACAAAATGTGATATAAGTTATACACCATCTGAATCAAATAATTTTAAAACTTTTGAAGATTTTTCACCAGTTACATATCAAGTTGATTTGGCATTTAAAGAATTAGAATATATGACTAAAGATAAAATTGGACAAGGATTCTAATGTCAAGATATTTTGAACAGTTTCCATTAATGTTATACGATATTAAGGCAAATGGTTATTATAAACTAGTGCCTGATATATTTCGTAGAATTAAAACAAGAGATAAAATAAAAAATAACATAACAATATTAGATGTTTATGATGTTGAAGATGGAGAGAAACCAGAACACGTAGCATATAAAGTATACGGTGATACAAATTATTTTTGGGTTGTGTGTATGATAAACAATATTGAAAATGTTTATTATGATTGGCCGTTGTCAAATATGCAATTTGAAAGTTTTTTAAAAGACAAATACGTTAATGTTGACGCAGTACATCATTATGAAAAGATACAATCAAGTGGACCTCAAATAGGTGATGGACCTGATGATTATTCTCATATGATAGAATGCAATTCAACAGATTCAGGCGCAGGTCCTGTTACCAATTATGAATATGAAAGAAGATTATTAGACAAGAAAAGACAAATTAAAATAGTTAGTCCACAATATCTTGATTTGTTTTTACAAGAATTTAAAACATTGATTAAACAATGATATGGCACAAAATAAAGAAAGACTCACAAAAGCAGGCGACTACAATTTAGACGTTGCCGAAATATTATCCTACAGAATGACAGGTGGTGTGCCTGGTCAACAGCAACCTTATAGGGTAAATATACTACCTATCATTACACAAATAGAAATTAACGAAGGTATTTTTAATAAATCAGTTTTGGGTAGAATACAAGTGTATGATACGCAAGATGTAAGAACGGTATTACCTATTGTTGGTTTAGAAAGATTAAATCTAAAATTTCATACACCTGGTCTTGATGGCATATGTGCTGTTGCTAACGAAGGTCACCCATTTCACATATACAAAATTGACCAAGTTGCACCTGACAGTAAAGCAGTTGCCGCTGGTGGTCAAGTATATGACATTTATTTTTGTTCAAGAGAATCTTATTTTAATCTTATAAGAAAAGTCAGTAAAGCATATGATGGACCTGTTGAATTAGGTGTTGAAGATATATTTAAGAATAGAAATTATCTTAACAGTAAAAAGAATTTATATGTTGAACCTACAAAATATAATACTAAAATGGTTATGCCAAATGTAAGACCATTTCAGGCAATTGATATGTTAGCAAAAAAGGCAGTATCAGGATTATATGAAAATGCAGGATATCTATTCTATGAAACAAAAGACGGATATAATTTTAGAAGTATTGAATCATTATTAGCAGTTGCAGGTAGTGTAGCAAGACCTGCTAAATTTGCATATTACTATCAAATGGGAAGTGTTAGACATCCAGTATTTGGTTCTAAAGATATAGTGGCAGATATGCACGGTGTATATAGTTGGGATTTAAATAGACCATCTGATACATTAAATAATTTGGCAGAAGGTGGTTATGCAAGTAAATTAATTGAACACGATATGTTTTATAAGACAATCAATACAACAGAATATGATTATGCAAAAGATTTTGGCAATCATTTTCATACTGAGCATAAATGGGGTAATAAATCTAATGACAAAACACCATTACCTAAAGCAAAATTTGATGACACATTTAAAACATTATCACAGGCATACGACCAAAAATTAATGGTTAAATCACATACAAGTAATATACACGATACAGCGCCAACTATTAGTGATAAACATACTACACAAAAGGCAATATCACAAAGACAGTTATTATCTGTTGGTCAATTAGAACTTAATGTACCTGGTAATAGTGCCTTACAAGCAGGTGATATTATTACCTTTGATATGCCAATAATGCAACCAACAGGACACAAAAAAGAAATAGTTTCTAGTCCATTTTGGGCAGGCAGATATTTAATATATGAAATGAAACATATTATAGATAGGTCAAAAGACACATACTCTATGATATTAAAATGTTGTAAAGATAATGTAGCAAAAAGTTATGTTGCCGAGTATAACTCTTGGACACACTCAGCACCACGCAGAAAAACTTACAATATTTACGAAACTGATAAAGAAATAATAACAAGAATGGGTACAAATGCTCAAGGTCTAACAACAGGACAACATAAGGCATTTAGAACGTAGTAAAAGGGGATATTATGAGAACTACTGAAAGAATCTTTGAGAATCGCAAAATTTTTGGGTTTGCTAACGCTAGACGTGTATGGCAACCATTACAACTGGCCGTAGTAGAGATTAAGACAGGTTAAACACAGAAACAATGAGAACAATTAGAGAACAACTATCAGAATTGCCTATTGACACCGTGAGCGGAATAGTGTATAACGTAGATGAACTACACACACCACAGCTAGGTCGCCAGTTATACTATGGTAGTCAACCTTACAGTATTCACGAGCAATTTAATGTTGTTCTACAAGGCATATTAGGTATTTTACCTCTTACGCAAGTGGTCGCAAAGGGTACGCAAACGAGGCTGCGTAAAGATATTATTACACGCAGTCCTCACACGAACCTGCGTAAAGGTATTCTAAATAGTATTAAAATGCGTAAGTCGTGTTCTTTAAAAGAAAAACAATATGGGAAAAAATTAAATGACTGACAATAATTTTTTAGGGTTTAATAACTTTATCTGGTTTACTGGCGTTGTTGAAGATAGAATGGATCCATTTGCAGTAGGCCGAGTGCGAGTGCGTTGCGTAGGCATACACACACACGACAAAGAAGTTTTGCCTACTACAGACTTACCTTGGGCGCAAGTTATAATGCCTGTTACAAGTCCTGCGATAAGTGGACTAGGTCAGTCGCCGAGTTTTCTTGTAGAAGGCAGTTGGGTCTTTGGATATTTTAGAGATGGCGCAAACTGTCAAGAGCCTTGCGTAATAGGTTCACTCCCAGGTATGCCAGCAGAAAAGCCAGACGGCACTTTAGGATTTTCTGACCCTAACGCAAAATATCCTATTACAAAAAATGAATCAGATGTAAATAGACTTGCCTATAGTGGTTTCACGCAGTTAGGCCTGGTCGCTAGACAAGATAGTGTTAAGACAGGTATTGCAACGGCCGACTTCAATGCGACTACAAACGCAAGAGGTGGTGAGATAACAGCAAGTGATGGAGATATTTGGAATCAACCTGCGCCGGCCTGGGCCGCTGTTTATCCTTTCAATCACGTCTTTGAAAGTGAGAGTGGACATACAACAGAATTTGATGATACAGAAGGCGCCGAAAGAATTGCCCAATTTCATAGAACAGGCACAGGTTATGAAATAGACGCCGTGGGTAATATTAATATATCAAATGTTTCTAACAAATATGAAATTACAAACGGTCACTCACGTTACGCCATTACAGGCGATAGTGACATTACAGTAGATGGTCGCCATAAGATATTCATTAACAAAACAGGCCAGGCCAACAATCACTATGACATACAGATTGGCCCGAATGCAAACATTAACATACAAGTAGATAAAGGCAATATCAATCTGGTCACCGTTGATGGAGATGTAAATATGAATGTTGGTGGTAATTACAATCTAAAAGTAAAAGGTGATTACTATAGTGATATATGGGGCAGTAAGAACGAAACAATACAAGGCAGTAAAATATCAAATACAACTATGAGCGTATTTCATAGAGGCTCTTCAATTGATTTAAACTAACAATAACATATATATCAAACTCGTAAATAAACCAAACAGAAATCTGAAAAACGAGCTGACAAAAAGGCTATTGTTAAATAACTCTAAAAATTTAAACTATAAATGCAATAACAATCATTAGATATATCGTTATTTAATTTTTCCGCCAAAAAAACCGGCCAGCATAAATATTCTCAAATATGTCTATTACAAAACAATCATACACCGACTTAAAAGAGTATTGGGACTTTCAACGTAAGATAGAATACAATAAAGAAAAATTACGTGATTTAACTAAAGAAATGCAAGGCCGAGTTTATAATCAATTCGGTATGTTAGATGAGAAAGAGTTATTTGATAGTCTTTGGTGTAAACTTCCTCAAGACGCATACGAAAATCCGCCATCTACATATATACCAGAAAACGAATCTTACAGATTTGAATGGGAAGGCGAACCTAATAAACAGAAACAATTACCCTTACATAAAAAAGGACGACCTGTTGTTTTACGTGCTAGAAAGAAAATAGAAGATATACTACCCTTTGGTGACAATGATGTTATTAAGCATCCTGATGATAAATGATAAGTGTATATGTCTTATTAATTGTATTTGTAGTAATGGCGATTATTCTTGGAAACTTGTAAATTATATATAACTGTGTAGTGTCCGCAAGAATGCTTAGAGTACCTAAAGACCAACGACTCGGCGAATTTCAATAACGAGTTCCTTTTACATATTTACTATTCCACAAATAGATATAATGACCTCTACGTGTATATCGTATGGTTAAAGGTTTCCATCTATCGTGTAGTCTTAATGTTTTAATGTAAGCAATACAATACTCTGGTTCCCAATCTTCTATTCTTACTCTATATGGTGATTTACTATATAAGGCCTTTTGACAATAGACGATAAAGTCTACGTCTGAAAATACGTGACTAGTTTGGCTGGATGATATGATGATTTTGTTTTTAGATGGTACGTCTGTAATAAGCACTTTAACCTTCTAAATTTATATTTATAATACTACGGATTTGGCCTGGTGTCAAGTCTAAAAATTTTGCGAATCTTCTGAATGTCTTAAAGTTTGGGCGTGGCGCAGACTTGACTTTTGCTCTTATAAATAGTATTATAGTAAAAACGGAGAATTAAATTATGGATAGAAGAGAAGCCTTTGCTCAAATGATAGCACAATCAGAAGATAGTGGTATATACGGCGCCACTTACGATTTCAACGCAAGTCCCAAAGAATCAAAAAAAGTAAAAGAATCAGAAGAACCCTTTAAAGAGTATTGTGAAAGAAAATACGAAGGTAAAGGACACTACACTAGAAGAATGCCTAGTCTTACAAATAAACCACCAAAAGAAAAAGTTATTAATTTAAATAAGTATGAACGATATTGGGAAAATTCAACTCCCACAGGTCACGTTATTACAATCTATTCGCAAGACAATACTTTATTAACAATTAATTGTAATTGGCCAAAAGATTATTATCCACGTTTACACAACATAGACAAGGAGAGATATGGTAAAAGAAGCACACAAAGACTTAAAAAGAAAAGTAAATCTACAAGAAGAGGTAAGAAGAAACGATAGAAGTTTTACAAGTTGGAAAGAATTGAAAGACTTAAAAAAGATTAAATTAGCATTGAAAGATAAATTATTAAAAAGTAAAAATAATGAAAGAAGCGACAAAACGATTTCTAAAGTATAGACCAAACGCAAAGTACGTAGAAAAAGTAGACCATAGACCGAATACAGATTACAAACAAAGAGAATGCATTTCTATGACGATTATGGAAGCAAAAAACTTTGGAAGTGAATTTATATCAGGTTGGTTAGTTGATGATTATAGAACAGACATAGAGGCAACACCTATTATTCATCATTGTTGGAATATAGAAAAAAACGGCACACATTACGATACGATACCAGTCATAGAAAAAAAGTATGATTACGTTTCTGATCCAGATGTAAATAAACCTTATAAGTATAAGGACAGATTTTATTGGTCGCCTGTGATATACTTAAATGATGAATTAAAAATAATTATACCAAATGGCAAACAAGCAACTATTACAGAAGAAGAACACAAAAGATTTATTAATGAACATCAATAAAAACTTAAATAAAGAATATCCTAAATTCTTAAAATCAATTCCCAAATTAAGTAATAAGGATATAATGAAACATAAATTAATGAAACTATTAGAGGAGCTAAAACAATGTATGATGAAATGAACGGAGTACAAGTGTTATGGCATTTATTAACAAATTGGGAAGAAGGTAAAGGACTTTGGTTTATAATTGCAATTGCTATGATAGCAGTTGCTCTATCTTTAATATCAGATAGATATGAAGAATATAAAGTTAAACCAGAAGATTATCAAAATCATTATTAAGGAGTAAAATGAAAAGATATTTATATTTAACATTAGGATGGTTATGTGTTGGTTTGGCATACATTGGTGTAGTAACACCTGGTATACCTTTCAGCATATTTTTAGTAATTGCCGCTTGGGCATTTGCTAAATCATCTAAAAAATGGCACGATTGGTTATACAATCACAAATACTTTGGTCCGTTTCTAACAGGTTGGACTAAACATAAAGTATTTCCACAATATGCAAAGTACTCAATGTTAATTGTTATGGCAAGTTCACTTGCAATACTTTGGCATAGTACACATAATTTAAATGCATTATTATGGTCAGGTGGATTTATGTTTCTATGTGCTGTATGGGCGTGGAGATATCCTGCAACAAAAGAAATTGCAGACGCAAGAAAGGCCGCAGGTAAAAGGGTAGCTTGGTTATGATAGAAAATAAAGAAACAAATTTTTCAAGTCAAGTTGAAGACATAGATGTAATGAAAGGTGGTAATTTAAATTTTGGTCCTTATGTTGCACACTATAAAATTCATCAACATTTATTAGAAGGACTTTTACAAAGAGGTGATAAGAGTAAACCTGGTTCAGGTAATCATAACTTGGCAGGTATAATAGAAGACCAAAGAGGTTATACGCAAGAAGATAAGAAATGGTTTATAGACCATTTCCAACCTTACGTAACTGACTATGTTGAATCTTCAGTAAAATATTCTGGTCAACAAGTTGATTATAGTAAACCAGTTCCATCATTTTCAACTAAATTTACATTAATAGATTTATGGATTAATTATATGAAAGAGAACGAACAAAATCCAGAACACTCTCACGGTGGTATGTTATCTTGGGTTATATTTTTAAAAGTTCCTGATTTAGAAGAAGAACGAAGAAATTATAAAGGTAAGAGTTATGGACCAGGTGGTGTTACGTTTCATTATGGTGAAACATCTAATCCAACTTGGGCACAACACTCATATGGTTATATGCCTGAAGTTGGTGGTATGTGGATATTTCCTGCACAATTAAGACACCAAGTAACTTCTTTTAAAACTCCAGGTGTAAGAGTAAGTGTATCAGGTAATTTATTTTTTAATCATCCTAATGATACATCAAAGACACTTGAAGAAGAAAACTTACAAAAACAAAATATGGACTTTGCAAGTAGAGTCGCTCAAAATATAAAATGAGGTTAATACAACCTATATTTGCTAGTTATTCTACAAGAGATACTGGATTAGGTGAAGACAATAAAATCTTTAATGCGTGGAAAGAAATTAATGAACGTGTTAAGAAAGATATTGATTTAGGAGTAAAAGAATTTCTTTTATTCTATGTTCCTGAATTTAAGTTAGGTGAAAAATCTGATACACATAGAGGTGATGAACATATTGATTCACATAAGTTTGACCAAGTATGTGTAACTGCCGCTAGTCTTTCAAGAGATATACAACCACATTGTAGATTAATTGTAGATGTTTGTTTATGTTCTTATACACAGGACGGACATTGTTGTATAATAGGCGACCAAGAAAAAACAGATAAATTATTATTAGACCAAGCAAAATCAATTTATACAGCGTCTGGTGCTACAATAGCGCCAAGTGATTGTCAAGACAATACAGTTAAAAATATTAAATCAGTAAAAGATGGTAATATAGATGTTATGAGTTATAGTACCAAATTTCGTTCAACATTTTATAGAAGTTGGCGAAATGCAATGAAAATATCAAAAGGTATTCATAGACCTTATCAATTAGATGTATCAGATAAAGCAGGTGCAATTAATCGTTCTATAAAATATTCAAAAGATGGTGCAGATGAATTAATGTTAAAACCAGGTATTACTAGTTTAGATTTAATTCAAGGCATAAAGAAAGCAACTGGCAAACCTGTTGGTGTATATCAAACATCAGGAGAATGGTTAGGTATAGGTGCTCCTGGTAGTTTAGAAGAAACATATCATATATTCAAAAGAGCAGGTGCAGACTATATGATAACTTATGGGGCAAGACGTTTAGCAAGACATCATAGACAGTAATACTCATAAATAGTAGTATTATGAGTAAACACTACCAAACGGTAGAGGACCTAGATATTAATTTAGAGGAGCTAATAGCGTGTTATGAACAGTTTAAAGAATCAAAAGGTTTTTCTACAGACAATCCTGATAATATAGACTTCAATGCTATATGTATCAACCGTAAACCTGGAGACCCCAAATCAATCTCTGGTGGTAATATCCGTGGAATCTATTGGACCTATCCTGACAATACAGGTAAAGAAGAACAAAGACTTGAAGAAGTCAACGAAGAAGA